TCAACACAAGCAATATTGGAATAGAGTAAAAACTCAAACATGGGATGAACGCTCCGTTCCGCGACTTACTTGCGTCCCCGAAGGGATGAACGTAAATGGTATCTGTTGATACATCTATATTTATATCATAAAATGCCTACATATGTAGTTCATTCTGATACATTTTTGGACTTTCTTAAAGCTTCTTTACGAGCAGTTGCCCAGATCATATCTGTGAGATCTGGACTACTCATATCATTCGCTTCCTCTAAAAGATCATCAAACATAGCATCATAAAGAGAATCCTGCGAATGAGTTTGCTTTGATGTCTTGTTTGATTCCTCCGACGACATAACTTTCGATCTCCGTTTCTTGTGGTGCATTCTGTAAACCCTTTGAAGACAACCAATGCTGTGTCCAAGGGAGTGGATTATTCTTAGCAGGTACATCAAACATTGGATCAAGTCCAATTGCTTTCATGCGTTTGTTAGCAATCCACTCAACATAGTTATGCAGCAGACGATCATTAAGACCAATCATGCTACCTTCCTTGAAGAGATAGTTTGCCCAGACCTTTTCTTCATTGACGGTCTTTTCAAACATATGTTTTACATACCCTTCTTCTTCTTTGGCGATGATCGCCATTTCAGGGTCGTCTCCTTTTGCCCAGTTTTTAAGAATGTTTTGCGTGATAACCAGATGTTGACTTTCGTCTCTTGCAATAAGAGATAGAATCTTAGCTGAGCCTTCCATAAGTTTATTCTCGCCAAAAGCAAACGAGCACGCGAAGGAAACGTAGAAACGAATACCTTCCAAGATGTTAACATTAGCGATTGCCCTATAGAGTTTACGTTTTAACTCACGACGATCATACTGACCAGTAGTGTGTCCTTGTCTTGCAAGGTCCCACATTGTTCCTGCATCATATTCATGAGCATGATTGATGAAATCATCATATGATTCTGTAACACTGGAAGCACGTTCCATAACATTCTCATCATCCAGAATAGTGTCAAAGACATCACCAGGATCAGAATATACATTCTTAATAATGTAAGTATAGGAACGACTATGGATCATCTCCATGAATTCCCACACTGTCATACATGCTTCTAACTCAGGCAGTGAGCAGTAAGGGATAAAAGCCATCCCAGGACCACGCCCTTGTACACTATCCAACATGATTTGGTATTTAAGATTGGAAGTGAAGATGTGCTTTTGCTCTGGCGATAAAGTTTGGTAATCACTTCGGTCCTTCTGCAAAGATACTTCTTCTGGTCTCCAAAAATAACCCAGTTGTTGCTGAGTCAGTCTATCAAATACGGGGTACTTATATTCATCATACCTCTGTACCCCAAGAGGTTGACCAAAAAACATTGGTTGCTTTTTGGTATCTACTTTGTTGCTATTAAATACTGTCATACCTTTAACGTCAGACCTTGCAGCTGTCACAATCTTCTTCCTCCGAGTTGAGTAATTCTTCGATTAACGCATCAACATTAGAACCTTTAGTTGGTTCTTCATCACCATCTTTCTTGATATCATATGTATTTTGATAATAAGATGTCTTCCAACCATACTTGTATGTGTTGAGAAGATCTTTCGCCATTTCTGATACAGGAACTTCATTATCAGTATAGTTCTCTGGATTATAACTCCAGTTACCACTGATTGCCTGATCGAAAAACTTTTGCATAACAGCAGTAACTTTGATGTACCCATCATTGTTATGCATATCCCAAAGCAATGTGTAATGATTCTTTAAGGTATTAAAGCTTGGTACAATCTGCTTAAGGGGTCCTTTCTTTGATTTTTTAACGGACAAGTATGCTCTAGGTGGTTCGATTCCATTTGTTGCATTTGACACAACGGAACTACTCTCCGAAGGCATCTGTGCGGACAACGTGCTGTGCCGTAGTCCATACTCAACAATCCGTCCACGAAGATACTCCCAATCACATGAAAGGTCATTCGGTACAATCTCATCTACTTCCTTCTTATATGTATCGATAGGAAGAATTCCATCAGCATACTTTGTTTTACCAAAATAACCGCAAGGACCCTTCTCCATCGCCATACGATTAGACGCTGTTAGAAGGGCATACTGGAACCTCTCAGTGAGTTTATGAACCAGGTCGAATGCCTTCTGTGAATCATACTTCGCACCATTCTTAGCAAGGTAATGTGCCAGACCAATATAACCGATGCCCAGTGAGCGACGATTGATGGTGCTCTGCTCTGCTGCCTTGACAGGATACTGCTGATAATCAATCAGAGCATCCAGACCACGCACTGCGAGTTCACAGAGTTCATCAACTTCGTCCAGATTCTTTAGTTTACCTACATTGATAGCAGACAGAATGCACAAAGCAATCTCACCTTGACCATCAATGTGCTGAATAGGATCTGTAGGCAGGGTAATTTCCTGACACAGGTTAGACATGTTCACTTTATCTTTAAAAGATGAGTGTGTATTGCAGTGGTCAATATTCATAATATAGATACGACCAGTCTCTGCTCTCTCCTTCAGAAGATCCAGAAATAGTTCTTGAGCACCAATAGTTTTGCGTGGAATAGATCTATCAGATTCAGCACTGAGATAGAGATCATCAAATTCATCAGTACCAAAAGCATCATACAGACCTGGCACATCGTGAGGACTGAATAGTGAGATCTCTCCGTTACTGATGAATCGTTCATAGAAGAGTTTACTAATTTGAATGCTGTAGTCTAACTTACGAACTCGGTTGTCCTCAGTTCCTTTATTATTTTTAAGGACTAGGATGTCTTCGATTTCTTGGTGCCAGATAGGAAAGTGAACTGTAGCAGAACCACCTCGGATGCCGTTTTGTGTGCAGCATCGTACAGTTGATTCAAACTTTTTAAGGAAGGGGACAACACCTGTGTGTTGTACCTCTCCGCCTCTGATTTTGCTGTTGATCCCACGGATTCTGCCAGCGTTAATGCCGATACCAGCCCTTTGTGCGACATAGTGACCAATAGCCATATCGCTGCTAAAGATACTATCGAGGGTGTCATCAACATCAACGAGAACGCAAGATGCAAATTGACGCAGGGGTGTTCTGACACCTGCCATGATTGGCGTTGGGATGTTGAGTCGGTGTTTTGAGATTGCGTCATAGTATTTTTTGACGTACTCCAACCTATAAAATTTGTCGTCATCCTGAAAGAGAGTTGCCGCCACCATCATGTACATAAACTGGGGCGTCTCAAAGATCTCTCCAGTGGAACGATCTTGTACGAGATATTTATCTGTCACTTGACGAATGCCAGCATATGTAAACAGATAGTCACGATCGTGATCCATGAAACTATTCAGTTTATCCCATTCTTCTTCAGTATATTTACTTACGATACCAGGATCATACACTCCTTGTTCAATACATTTTTGAACATGCTCCAACAAAGGAGGATGACCATCTGGATGTCCATTATAAACTGCTTTCCTAAGACTAAACAAAAGCAGACGTGCTGCCACAAACTGATAATTAGGAGCATCTAAATCGATCAGATCATTAGCAGAACGAATCAAGATCTCTTGAATATCAGAAGTCTGAATGCCATCAAAGAACTGAAGATTTGCATTCATCTCGACTTGTGATTCAGACACACCAGCAAGACCTCTGCAAGCATGTTCTACCATTGCATGAATTTTATCAAGATCTAATGGAGTCTTTTCTCCATCACGCTTGATCACATAAGTTTCCTTCATACCTTTTTCCATTCGCTTAGTTTAATCTGTGCTTGTAAACCGCTGTAAGTATTGAATTCTACCAGAGATTGAACGTCATGTCCAGCGATAAACATGTCATTTAAATCTTTCTCTTGTATCTTATCTGGCCAAATTACTACCTCATGACCTCTATCTATAACTTTAACCATTCTATTGACAATTTCTGAATTCCTTTTCTCATTATCAAATACAAATACAACGTCTCTATCTTTCAAAAGATCCCAATCAATGTCTGCACCTGCCATAGCAATGGCATTGTCGATGTAAAAACTATCGAAGGGTCCTTCTGTAATGTAGATTGTTTTGTTAAAGTCAACTCTATCGAGTCCAAATACTTTGGTCCTGTCCTCGTCTAGCATGATCGTGATGTAACGCATCGGATCATTTGGTACTAGGGACCTCCCCTGAAACCCAAACCATTCTCCATGCTGGTCAATGAAAGGGATAATGATTCTGGGGTGATCCTTCTTGACATTTGGAAACGTAGGTTTTTGTGTATTGACCCAAGTGCAAAAGTCCTCCGTATAATACAGATCAGAATGATTCTTCTGAGGTATCTGTCTTCCGAGGATATATCCTAATGCTGGGTGCGAAGTATTTAGCTCTGCAATACTTTGCAGTTCGCCTTTCTTTTTGAATTTTGGTTTATTAAATTTTGGTTTAGGAACATATGATCCTTTACCTGTCGTTCCAGACTTATACCTCTCCATGATGTATTCATCATAGAGATCAGGTGCTTGATCTTTTAGAAAGTTTGGCAAAGTTCTACCAACACCACAATTGTGGCATTTGAATACCATGTCATTTTTTATACGAAAAAAATAACCTCGTGCCTTGTTCTTATGCTTCTGCGAATCACCGCAATAAGGGCATCGAAAGTTATAGAGATCGTTTTTCTTCCTTGAGAATTTATCGAGACGACTCGATAGAAGACTCACATAATAAGCATCAACCAATTCTATGGACCGCCTGGGGCGATTCCATCATACTCGATGTGCTGTTGATTGTCAACTGCTTTAGAATTCTCTGTCCTGGTGACGATAGTAAAAAAGATATTACAGTAAGACCACCAAATATGGTCCACATCTTTTTCTCCATAACTCTGAGTCTTTCATCAATCTTACGGATGTCTCTCTCACATCCTTTCTTGATTGCATCAGTCTCTCTGGTAATATCGTTATGTATTCTATCAACCTTTTCAAATAAAACTTGATCGACTTGATCTTGCTTATCTAATTTTTCATTATGCACAGCAAGAAGTTGACCCATCTTCACAGAATTTTCCTGTAGGGTATCAACTACTCGTTCTAGTCTCTCTAAAATTGCCGAATTAATATCAGACACATTACCTCGTCGCGTCTATTTCTGCACCTGCACGCGCTTTCTTCTTAAGGCTTTGCGTTTTCAGTTGCAATTGCTTTTGAAGTTCTCGCTTTTTCATATCAATCTTTTTCTTTTCGATGGCAATCTTCTGCTGTGCCATCTGCTGCTTCATCTGATTGTCTTGATTTTGTTCCTGAACATTACGCATATGCTTCATGCGCTTATTCATAAAGAACTTACCAGCATTAGCAGGCATGATTCTCTCAACATTGATATCGCCTCTATGGGCAGGCATAATTACCATGCGAAGTTTACGTTGCAACTCTGCAGGGGAATTAGCGTAGATGATAGTTTCTCCAACCTCAGGGATTGTCACCTTATACTGAAACAATCTAGATGGTGATGTTGGATTCTCTTTTGACTCTCCAAGTTTATTGCCAGGAGCAACTAACTTTTTATCTTCCTTAGATTTTTTAACCTTATTGCGAAACTTCATGACAGGATCGTACCCAGCATTAGGTCCAGTGGCATCTGCACTACCACTAAATCCTCCAGTACCAGCAGTCATGACCGTCATAGTTTCTCCAGTTCTTCTTTAATATCTAAATCTTCTTCCAATTCTGGAAGCATACCTATAGGATATTTATTCAAATAGATCAGCATACTCTTAAGCAAACACCAATATTCACGTTCTAATTTAAAGAACAACAATGGTGTTGCTGCTTCACCAAAAACATTATACAAAATGATGAGATGGTTGATAATCAAATGGGTCCTCAACGGACCACCTTTGACATAACGCTTCAAGAGTCTTTTCAGATACTTGAAGCGTTTCATGTCTTCATCGAAATCATCGCGTGTTACGCAATGAGGATTTTCATAATGCTTTATGGCGAACAGAATGTAAGTAGATTCATTCAGTTCGTCAAATTTCATTAGCTACCAAATGTCAATGTTGCTACGTCGGAGATTACTTCAGGAGCACCGTTGTTGGAGTTGACCTTAACACGATACTGGTTGCCATCGTTTGCTGCAGTCTGACCTGTGAGTGCCAAGTTGGTGCTGGTTGCACCAGACACGTTAGAGAATCTACCAGTAGAGGTAAGTCTCTTCTGCCATTGGAAGGTTGCTGTACCAGAGTTGGTAACAGACGCGACAACAGCGAAGGTTGCTGCACCAGAAGAAGTAGTCTTGTCGGTGTTGTTAGTGCTGAGCGTGATGGTATTCGCTGCATCTGCTGCGATTGTGTCATCAGCCAGGGTCTCATCAGCGTTCGCTTCAGGATTAGTCAGAGACATAAGATGCTCTGCTCTGTGGCGAGTTGCACCAGAAGAATCTGTATATGTGTGATATGCCCACCAACCAGGTGCTGTGATACCACGACCTTTGTTTGCTGCTAACGCTGCTTCTGTTTCGTCACAAAAGACGATTGTTTTTGTAACTGACCCACCGCTGTTACCAATAGTAAGACCGACAGCGGTCTGGTTAGCAGTGGAGTCAACTCTTCCGTATAAAGACATTGTTTCTCCGACGTTGTATTCCGTTTAGTTATTTATAAATTATTCGCCGTCACGAGTGACAAGTGCTGCCTTGACTGCTTCTAACAGCTTGTCATCAGCTGATGTCTTCGTGAGTTTAACTGCTTTCTCAAGAACCAAGATACAGATATCAATCAGTTTTTCACCGAGTTCTGCATCATCAGGGATCTTGGCAACAGCATCTGCTACAATTTTTTTCGCAAATGGAAGAAGGAAAGATACTAACATAATTTTTGCCTATAAAGGGGTCTATCCTATATAGGCTCAATCATATTTTTTCACTCCACCTTTCATGTAACCAGAACCTTTCTTATCATAGAAACGAACACCTTTGGTTTTGGTATCAGTGTAGAGTTTTTCTTTTGCTTTCTTTTGCGAGGCAAGAACTTCTTTGTAACGCTTGCCATATTTCATGCGATCGTCACGTTCTTTATGTTCTCTTTCTTTTTTTAGATGAGCGAGTTCTTCGTTCATGATCCTAGACCACGACCTTTTCTATAGTTGTCCTCACCACCATATCGTGCCATGGTATCAGCATAAGATTGCGTGCTTTTGAAACCTGCTTTCTTTGCTTTATCCGCTTGTGCTTTTTTTCTGTCTGCCATCTTTTTGTACTTTCCAGTACCAACGTCAGACTTCTTACCTTTGACTTGTTTCTTACCAGGAATCGGAATAGGTTTCTTTCTGGAAGACATAAGTCCACCAGTCTTACGAAGTTCTGCACCAACTTTTGCCATAGCAGAACCTTTCATAGTTCCACCTTTCTTTGATTCATTACCAGTAGTGTAATCCTTTCCAGTTTCTTTGGCGTAACGAGTACGCTCATCGAATTGTCCGAATGTCAGCAAACCAGAAGTTTCTTCTTGATCGATTTCTTGATCGCTTTCTTCTGAAACTTCTTCTTGACTGACATAGGCTGTTTCCTCCGTAGATACTGTTTTCTCATCACCAAGTTCATCTTTACGACGGCGCTTATCACATTTCATGCAACCGCAATCTTCACCATGGTTGAGGGTTTTATCCCCCTCCATGACATCCTCCTTCTTAGGATTTAGTTTAATTTTAGTCTTTTTTTCGTGTAGATCTTTAAATGATAACATAATCAACCGCCGTAATTAGAACGTGCTTTGATGTCTGCCATCTTGCTGAAACGCTCACGCTCCTTCTGAGAGGAGATTGCGCTTACGATTTTGCCAGACTTATCCTGTGCTTTAGAACCTGCCTTAGTATTCATTCCTTTACTAAGTGCATCGCGACTCAGATTACCTGCTCTACGATACATTGCAGTTTCCTTTTTCTTATCAATAGGTTTGTAACCTTCTTCAATAACGTTCTCAATTTCCTGAATGCTGAACAGACCAGACTCGTAGAGATGTGCGATCTCGTCATAGTTCTCACCCAAACGCTTAGCGAGTTTGTCGCTACCTTTGGAGATTGCACGAGATGTTTTACCAACTGCTTTCTTCAGTCCTTTCTTTACGAGAGAACCTACTGCTCTCAGAGCACCACCAACAGCCTTACGGGTAGAACCGCTGCTGGAAGAACTAGATGAAGACCCGCCACCACCAGAGGAAGAAGAACCGCTATCGGAACTGCTGCTGGAGGTTGTTCCTCTGGTATCCTTCAGCAGTTTGTCTAACTTACCACCTGTACCATCATCACTGGAAGAAGACTTAGGTGCTTCTTTCTTTTCAGGACGTGCCATTGCTTTTGCTTTCTGCTTTGCCTTAGCAGCAGAGAACTCACCAGCAACTTTACCAGCAGTTTGTGCTGCTTTCTTACCTGCAGATTTAATACCTTTCTTAAGTGCCGAACCTGCTTTCTTTGCAGCAGACTTCATACGTTCTGCACGAGAGGGACCTACTTTCTTTGCTGCTGCTTTTGAAGATTTAACAGCAGAATCATAATACTTGTCACTAACTTCTACAAGTTCCAGAGTCTCACAAATTTCTAAAAGATCTTCATCATCTTCTGCAAGTTCTTCGATCAGTTCTACAAAGAAATCAACCAGTTCTTCATCTGTAGATTCATCGATCGCATCCAATTCAGAATACTCTTCTTCCGAAAGATAGAATGCTTCCTTAATAGGATGGGGAATCGTATTACCATCAGCATCTTTTTCATGATGCTCTTTGTTCAACGCTTTAGCGATGGTCTTACGGCGGTTCTTTAAGTAAGAATCACTGCTATCGACCTTGCCATCGTTGTTGACATCAGAATCCTCTTTGCCAACGGGATCTAATTTTTTCTTTTCCAATACCTCTTGGTAGGCACTGGACATATCAGGTAAATCGTTTAAGCTCATCTTACTTAGTAACCTTGTCCTTTTTATTTATCTTACGAAGGAACTCACCAGGGGTAAGTTTTCGCATATAATTATCTAGTTTATCTGTACCCATTTCACCAGCAGGTTCATAATTAAAAAACTTTAGTTCAGTTCTCTCAACTAAGTCCTTCAACCAAGAACGGAAAATATTATCATGCTCATCAATATAGATGACATAATTGCTGCCACGACTAACAACTTTACCAAGGATCCCTGTGTTGACGTTCTCGACAAATGTACCTACCTCAAACATTCCAGTCTCATAATACGCCTCTCTGAGGCCCCTAGGATCTAATTTAGGTGCAATCTCATGTAATTGATACGAAACTTCAGCAAAGTCATCACACTCCTCAACCTGCATAGATTGTCTGAGGGTCATGAACATTGATTCCTTATCCTTATTACTGAGTCCACTAGGAATACCTTTGCTGAAAGAATCGAAGTCTCCCTCTGCTGCTGCTTTACGCATCTTTGATGCAGACATACCCTCAATACCTTCAGCATCAGGGTCGCGACCACCTGCAGAAATTACTTTGATTTCGTCGAATGTGTATACGTCTCCGTTGTATTTTTGTGCGAGTGAATTAAACTCAGATACCCTGTCACCTCCCACCACAATATTAACGCTGCTATACCCGTCAGCATCGAGGGCAGCGAGAACATCAAAAATGGTACGCATGTCAGCATTATCAACAATCGCGTTGGCATGATCGGGATATGCCATCCGCATATACTTAATTTTCGTCCCTGCGTCGAGGGGATTCTTTTTAGGATCCTCCGACCTTGAGGGGTATATTCTATACTCTCCTCCACTGGATTTTGCCTCTCTTGCTACTCGTTTTATGAGAGTTTCATGCCCAATAGTAGGTGGATTAAATCTTCCAAATGTAATAGATATTGCACCTTGATCGACCGCACCCTGGCCATCTGCAGTTTCTTCTCCTCCTGCTGATTGTTGGGGTCCTGGGTCATTGTCCTTTGTAATAGGTACTAGTTTTCCATCCTGGGACATATGGGTTACGTTGCCTCTAGGGTCTGCGTAACGTCCGTAACCGATATGCTTTAGTTTTAATTTCTCTGCAGATTTTGCTGCAAACGATCTTTCGGCTTCGTTTAGGAAAGCACTAAACTTTTTCATTCGTCCAATTTTTACTAAGATTAAAGTTTGCTTTACTAAAAGTCAGTCGATCTACAATTTTGTATGGATTGTTGGATATGATGACAAACCCCTCATGGTGTGATGGGTTACCATCGATGAAGCATTCAACATTCCCATTAACAACAACCGAATCAAGTAGACGCTGTTTCAGTTGGAAGATTTTATGCCACACCTCAAAGGTTGTTGCATTAACTTCTCCCTTATATTTAGCAGGTAACGTAGCGTACAAAACTCCAGCAGCAGGAACACTGCCAGCACGAATGAATTTGTTGACGTGCTGCTTGAGTTGTGCTGAATATGCAACCTTGCAAAAAGGAATCAATGCAATGATTTCTGCAATCAGTTTGATGTTGTTCTGACGACGAATATATGCATCAGTAGTATCAATAAAGTGAGCACCAAGTGCAGACTCAAGTTTTACACCAAGAGTTGCTGGTGCATCTGGACCAACATACTCATAAGAAGTATGTGGTGCTAGGATAATATCACGATCAATAGAAGAAGGGAACCGATAATTAATAGTGTTGGGAGTATATGACCTGCCGCCACCAACCCCAATATAATCAGCTTGAACAATACCGCTAATATGGGGAAGATGATGTAAACAAAGACGAAGGATGTCAGCAACAGGCCCAGTATGGTTTTTATCGATATCTTCATGAGTGTAATTGATCTTGACTTTGACTTTGTTGAAGACGGACTTGGTTCCTACAAAGAACTTGCCGTTCTCTGGATTGGTTCCAAACACAATAGCAGGTGCGCCATCCCATTTGACACTCACCTTACGGCAGAGTGCCGCTTGCTTGACCGCATCGAGGGCAGTCCTACGACCATCGAAGATAGAATCCTCAAGGTGCTCCAGGTGTTTGTTGGGCATCTGTCCTCTGTTCATACACATATTATAGCACGCTCAAGGTGTGTTGCTACAAGGGGTGTGCCAGTTCCCTAACTGATCTTATAGTACACAGAGGACTTGTCAGACTGAGAAGATGCATACAAATACATTTCTTTCATTGCCTGATCTGCTTTACCATTCAGTCCAACCATCCAGTCCAAAAATCTCAACCCAGATAACTTACTATACTTCCATGATTGAGGACGTGCTTTGATAATTTCCTTGGCATCTTTAGCATTCTTAGGTAAGTTAACAGCATTATGTTTGTTTAAGAGTTCATAAATCTCATTTACAATTTTAGTTTGCTGAGCAACAGATGCTTTATCACTACATTCCTGCCAACTTGGTTCCGAAGGTAATCCTTTGAACCCAGCGTTTTCTAACAACTGAAAAACAACCTTACCTTGTATTTTTCCTTGAGCAGCATTCTCACCTTTCAGTTCTAACTTCCAATCGCCTCTACTATCACCACCAAAGTTTCTTGCTTGGAATTTTTGGAAAGTGGATGATCCATAATACATGTACACATCCATAGGATATTGTTTATCCCCTCTCCTTTTATTGTCAAAAGTTAAATCATATTTTACAAATCTAGCAGCATCTTTTTTCTTTCTCTCTTGAGGAGTATCTGCATTCAGTAATTTAATGCTAGGACTATTACCAAGTTTCTTCAGAGAGAATCCCACCAAATCCCTAGAAGCATTTAACTCTTGCAAATAATTATTCAGACAATCAATAGTACCTTCTGTTGCTAATTTCTTTGCGATGGCATTCTTCTTACTCTTTCTTACCATCCAAATATCAGCAGGATTCCACTTATCTTCTGTAGCAAGATTAGTTTGTTTCCTCACTTTCTTGAATGCTTTACTGATACCATCTTCAATTAATGTATCACCACGCAAGAATTCATACTCGCCAGCACGACCACCTATGGTTCTTTTAATCAGTGCAGCACCTTTCATAGAGGACTCCTTCCATTCTTTTGGAAGACCAATAATGTCTTCTATTTTGACTCCAGGGGCATCTGTAAATTTCATGCCACATTCATAGTCTTTTTCAGAGATCACTCGCAGATCTTTACACTCATACAACATTGCAGCATAGACACACTGAGCACTCTCTACAATCTTGGTAACATCAGCACCAGCACCAGAACCTCCTGATGGAGGTTTGACTTCAATCCTAATTACTTTTTTATTATTTGTATTAGGAATGGAAACATCCATCATTGGTTTCCCTTCAGGAACCAAGACTTCCAATCCTTTTTCTTTTAACGCATCAGATATTTGTTGTGTTGCTAAAGATCTTTTTGCTTGTGGAACATGAACCTTCAAAGCAATTTGAACTTTTTTGTTTGAATCAGGTGCCTCTACCTTTTTAACATCAAAAGAATAATACGCATAATCTTCCCCACCCAAGGCATCCATAACATTCCTAAAGGTAGCACTATTTGCTTCAGGGACGTTCAGTGTCATCTTTCCGAGAATCTTTAATACTATTTAGATAGTCCTTCTCTGTTTGATAGGGCACCTTGTCCCCTGTGTATATCATAATACCTTCAATTAGATCAGGTATCAACCACTGATCTACTCTATAGCAATATTGCCAGTTTACTGGTTGAATGCAGTTCATAACTACAACCTGAAAAAATGCAACTGTATGAATCCATATACTATACATTGATCTTGAGATTGAATGACATGATTATCCTAACTTCATCACTGACATTTGGTAATGTGTAATGATGAATTGATGCAGGAAAAAATATTAAAGAACCTTCGTCTACATCTGATGGTGAGTGCTCTATAATACTTCCAGTCACAAAGTTACTAAACGGAGATACAAACTGAGTTGGTTTATGAACTTCTGGATTGTACTGAATAAAACATACAGCACTATATCCTACTGGACCATGATTATGTATACCATGCCACTCAGTTTTATTGCAAGTTTCAAACCAAGACATAAGAATCTCAACTGAAGTAGAACCAGAGGCATTCATGAATTCTCTGATTTCTTCTTCTAAGATGTTTTGCACATTAATATTGTGCATCCCCATAAGATCTGGATCATCGTATTGGGGTCGATAATCGTTTGTGACAAGATCCATCCCACCATCAGCAGGGTGCAATAGACTTTCGTCAATCAAACTAAGAAGTTTGATCTTTTTACTTTTCCAGTTATTCACCTTGATATGAATCAAGGGAACACTGAACATTGGGGAGTTGTTTAAGAGCATCAATTAAAGTTGTGAAGATTATGCCACACAGCACCGATGTTCATCTTGCCATGGAAGTAACCAGCAACGATCACACTAAGAGTCGCTGCTATCACTCCCAGAAACATCAGACTCGGAACTATCGGGTTCTTCGGTAACGTCGTGTTCGATGATGAACTTTCGAGTTCGTTCTCCTCTGGAGTTGAGGGTTTCAGTTTGATACCATCTTCCATTAAGGAGTTCCGCGCAACTCACCAGAAGATTCTCCACTATCTTTCTGTTGGTCGCTTGCTTCCATTTTGGAATGATGTTGGAGTCGTTCGGGGTCGTCATTTACTGAAGGTACAATAGGGTTGCGTGAATTGTTTTTGATTACAATGAATGCATCTTTGTTGTATTTGCGAGTGCCTTTGACAGGTGCCCACTTAGTGCCAGCACCATCAATCATATAAACAGAAGTGCCTCCAATGTCAACACTGACATCATCATAGCACTCCCATCCCAACTCAGCAATAGTGTCAGACAATTTGCTAGAGACATTTTTCATAATTGCTGCTGCTCTACGAGAAGCAATAATGGTGTCATCCATAACGTTGTCTTCGGGGTCAAGTTTTCCGTGCATTAGTCTTTCTTGAGAGTGATAATAATA